AAAGATATATAAACATATATATCATTTCTTTATTATGGAAGAAGAAAATAAACCTACTGGACTCGTAGATAAGGCTTCTGAAAATGTAAAGTTGCTGCAAGCTGAAAACGAAAGGATGGAAAAGAACATAGCTGAATTAAAAGAAATTCAATCTACAGCTATACTTTCAGGAACAGCAGGCGGACATATTCCACAGCCAACAGAGCAAGACGCATTTAAAGCCAAAGCGGAAAGTATGGCTAAAGAAATTGTTGGAGCATTTAGGAAAGTTTAAAATGGGGAAAAAAGAAGAGAAGAAAAAAGAAGTTGTAGAAGAAACAAAAGCTTTATTAGAGATGTATCAAGCTGGATTTCTCGACGGATATAAAAAAAATAATAAATTAAAAACTGATGAAGACTGGGCTTTGATGAATAAGCAATACAAACTTTCTTTTTACAAAAGATTTGGAAAAAAAATAAATAAAGAATTAAAAAAGAAAAAATAAAATGCACTTATATTTATTTGTTAGAGGTAAATTCACACAAGTTGAAGAATGGAAAGCTCACGCTCAAACTGCTTACTGGAAATGGAGAAAAATAAATCAAAAAGGGAAAGAAGAAATATTTTTAGTTCAGGGAGCGCTTCGCCCGTCGGTGCTGGGAGCTTATGAATATGTTTTTCCTAAAGAGGCTTTGGTTGAAGTTTGTAGCTTTTTTGGTATACGCTCAAATACATCGTATGGATTTGGAAAAATTGGGCTGGAGACAAGACACTTCGCTTTAAGAAAAATATTTGGTGCTAAGAAAATCCCTAAAGAAATTTTAAAAGCTTCTGAAACTGCGTTTGACTCTGTCGTCTTTAAAGACAGAGAAAGGGGATTATCTAATTGCAGTGTTCCGGGTGTTGGCTTGCACGTGATAGGAATTAAAGACGATGATTACAGATTTTTTAAAGAAAGCGGTTACACTCACGAGGCGTTATGATAAGATTATTAATTGATTTAGACGCTGACTTCATGCTTTTTTATCTTTGTTCTCTTGCAACAATCGGAGTTATTATTAAATTTTATCAAGTATTTATTAAAGAGAGAAAAAGTTAATCGGTGATCCGAAAAACAAAAGATTTATTAATAACCTTTTTCTAATTACGGCATGGCAAGAGAGGCAATACAAAGAGACAACACAGTTTTAATTTCTCGAAGATATGATTGTGCTACTGGAACTGGAATAGCAAAGGGATGTTTTCTTAAAAATGCCGACGCTCATACTGCTTCTGCTTCTACTGGAACAGGCGACCCTTTTTGTGGATTTGCTCACGCTGATGTGAATCAATCAACTGACACTTCTTTTAATACTGAAACTTCTATAACTGCGGATAAAGGCGGAATGTATGAATTAACAGCGAGCGGGGCTATTTTAGTTAATTCTTATGTTAAAACTGCTGCGCCCGGAAATTATGTTATGATGTGCACAGATGCAGATTTAACTTCAAGCTTGGCTATTGTAGTTGGAATTGCGAGAGAGGCTGCAAGCGACGGAGAACAAATAAATGTAGAGGTATTACCTTAAAATGACTTTCTATGAACCTGGCGAAGATGTGCTTAGAGCAACAGCTTACGACTCTGCAATAAGACAATTAGCAAATTATGCTTACAAGTTTAAACAATTAGTTTCAGTTGTAACTTCGAGTTCTTGGAAGAATTACTTTTTTAGAGAACAAACTAATGTTCCAGAAGGACAAGAAGGAAACGCTATTAAAGGAATTCCAAGAGGCGCAGACTTCCCGCATGCAGTATTAAGCTGGGAGCAAGTAAGTTCTCAGATTGAAAAATACGGACTTGCAAGCACAATAGACCACGAAGATGTTATCTCTAATAATATTGACGCGAGAAATAGAACAATCCTAAGATTAGCCGAAGGAGTAGCGAAAGCTGTTGATACTGAAATTGCGGTTATTGTTTCTGAAAACTGGACACCTTCAAATATTCAAACTGGAACATTGCAGGGCGGTTATTGGGATGAAAGTTCAGCTGCAATAGTTAAAGACTTGGCTAAAATGAAAGCACAGGTTAAAGCTTACTATGATAATGCTTCTGACTTTGTAGCAGTTATTCACCCCGACACAGAACCTTATATTTTGCATTACATTTACGAAAAAGGAGCTCAGGCAACAAGTGCTGGAGAATCTGCATTTAACGGACAAATTGGAAGTCCTGCTGGTGTAAAGATTGTTACTTCGTCAGTTGTTCCAGCAAGTTATGCTTTGTTTATGGTTCCTAAGACTTGTGCTACTTGGAAACAATTAATGGCTTTGCAGACTGAAACTAAAACAGATGCTTTTATCGGAGACACTATTAAAGCATGTGAATATGGAGTTACAGAACTTCACGAGCCTAAACAAGTTGTTCTCTTAAAAGTTCTCGCATAGAAAGATTTATTTAGTTTTACTTCCATAATTGTCTATGACTCACATTCCACAGGGATTAAATAATACTTTTGACCATGACGTAACTATTCTCGGAAATCTTATCGCTAAGGTTCCAACTCCTACAAGTGATAACAATATTGCGAATAAAAAATATGTCGACGACAATATTACTAAAACAAATTTCAAGGGTCATATAGAACACGGAGCGACCGCAGGAACTTCAAGACCAACAGGTTTTACTTCGGTAGAATGGGTTGGAAGCGTTGAGCCAACAAATGCCGTTAATGGTGACACTTGGATAGATACGAGTTAAGATGGCAGATACTGGAGCAACAAGTCCGGGAACAATGGCTGATGATGATACGGTTGGAACAGTTGCGTGGGATACTCCCAATAATGCTAAGGTGAGTGATAATAATTATACAATTTCTTACCATAACCATGGAACTTCAATGGACAATATTGTTAAAATAATTAAAGCTGATGGAAGTCTTGGTTCAGAAAATAAGGCGATAAATAGAGAGTGGGGTTTAAAGAGCTATATTTCTTATGGGGGGGCTTCTGATGTATGGGGGGAAAGTTGGACTGCAGAAGATATTAATGACGCTGATTTTGGTGTTGTATTAAGTGTAACTGATTTTTATTCTAATTTTGTAACTCATTACCTTAAGGCAACAAACTTTGGTTTTTCAATTCCAACAGGAGTAACTATTAACGGAATTTTAGTTGAGATTGAAAAAGAGGCGCAATACTATGGAATGGGAGATGCTTGTGCTTCTGTTGACCACATCCGAATAACAGTTTATTATACAGAAGGAGCATCAGTAATAAATCCAAAACTAAAACAATCTGGGACATTCGCAACGGCGACGATAAAAACTAAAATTTCTGGAACATTTGTTGAAAAACCACAGAAAGTAAAAGTTGGTGGAGCATTTGTTTAGTTTTATCGACGCTGTTTTTTATTAACTTCTTCGTAGTTAGAAAGATATATAAACCCTTACTTACTTACTTATCTATGAAAATAATAGGAGATTTAATTTTAGAAGAAGATTATTTTATAGAAGAAGATTTAATAGTTGAAGGAAATATAATTTGCAAAAATAAAGCAAGGGATATTGAAGCATGGGATATTAAAGCAAGGGATATTGAAGCATGGGATATTAAAGCAGGGAATATTAAAGCAAGGGATATTAAAGCATGGGATATTGAAGCAAGGGATATTGAAGCAGGGAATATTAAAGCAAGGGATATTGAAGCATGGGATATTAAAGCAGGGGATATTGAAGCATGGGATATTAAAGCAGGGAATATTAAAGCAAGGGATATTAAAGCATGGGATATTGAAGCAAGGGATATTAAAGCATGGGATATTGAAGCATGGGATATTAAAGCAAGGGATATTGATTTTTGGGCGGTGTGTTATGCAAGAGAATCTTTTAAATGTAAATCATGCAAAGGAAGAAGAGAACATAATAAATTCTTTTGCTTGGATAAGGAAATTGAAATATTACAATGAAAACATTAAATATAACATTCACTCAGAAAGATTATGAAAGATTAGTAAAGGCAAGAAAGGAAGCGCCTTATCCGTCGTGGGAGAAGTTTATTTTATTTAAATGCTGTAAAGGAATTTCAGTAAAACGGGAGATAAAGAAATGAAAGAAGAAATTAAAACTGTGAAAGATATGAAACATAATGCAAATTTTTTAGATGAACCAGATAAATTTGAATGGGCAATTAGATATGATGAACTAAAAGCCGAAGCTGTGAAAGATTATAAGAAATGGGAAAAACATCCAAATGGAGCAAATGTTTGTGCTTATATTAAATGGAAAAACAATCTCACAGAGGAGGATTTAAAGGAAAAGGAAGAAAAAGCGGCACAAAACGATTTTAGAACCGCTTCTGAAAAGAAAAAAGATAATCAAGTAATAATTTTAGATGATAATGAATTAAGTATTATGCAATATGCAAAAGAATTTCCTGATAATTGGAAAAAGATTTGTAAGAGTTTAGAAAAAGATAATCATAATCAAGTCGGGCAAGATGTCGGTGCGATTAATCAAGCACCTATGGGAAATGATAATTCTCTGAACCCGACAGCTATTCAACAATCTAAAGTTTTTGAAGATATTTTTGGATTAATTGACGAATGGGCAATAGAACATAAGACCTCTTGGAAATATCTTAAAAGAAAAGGTTTTCAAAATGCTGAAGAATTTGGAGATGTTATCATCTTGGATATTAACAATCATTTAGACGGGATTTATCCAACTGCAATAGAAAACTTAAAATCAAAAATAAAAGAAAAATGGGGGAAGATTGAAAGATGACTGAACAATTCGATTTAAGCAATAGATTACAGAATGAAATAAATTATTTTATGGAAATAAAACATACTGAAATTAGCAGTTGGGCTAAAAAGATTATTGAAGAAAGATTATTGAAAATAAAGAAAGGTATTTTAGAATTTGAAAAAGCAGGGAAAGAACTCATCGAGGATACTCAATTAAATCAAACAGGAGGTAATACAAATGGTAAAGACTGATTTTAGTGGAACATTTTTAAATACTGAGACTTGCAATAATGAAGATGTTGGTGTTGTTTTGTCAGAAGGAAAGATAATAAGTAAAACTTCTGCTACTGGTAAACCTTACACTGCTCTTGAGATAGATGTTGAAGTTAATTCTAAAAAATTAACTTATGTTGTCTTTGACCCTGTCGGAAAAGTCCTACAGAAAGCTTGGGGGTTAGATAGCGCTGATTGGGTAGGAAAGCAGTTTAGATGTGAGCATGTTCATTACACAAGTTATGGTAATAAGAAAGTTAGAGTTGATATAAGTCCTTTGGTTGAAAAAAAATGACTGAAGAACAAATTGTAAGAACTGTTGTTGAAAAGCCTAACTCTTTAGAATTCGGACCCGCGCAGAATAGATTTAAGCTTTATTTTAATGAAGCAGTTGATTTATTGCAAAAGGTTAAAGATTTGAGAAGTTTAGGTTTTGACGTGCCTATCACTGCTGGATTATAATTATTCAGCTTTGTTTATTTATTATTTTTTCCCCTTCTGTTGTTAAATTAACATCGTATTCATTAAGGGATAACATTAACAAATCTATCTCATTTTCTAAGTTATGGATTATTTTTTTAATGCCTTCAAGAATTATTGCTATTTCATTTATTTTCATTTTGGCCAGTAACCTAATTCATCTTCTTCTGCTTTTCCAGAATCAATAAGCAGTTTAATGTATTCTTTTGCTTTCTTTTCTGTTACTCCATAGTTAATTTGTATCTCTGCAAGAATTGCTTTTTTATCAATATTTTTATCCTCTTCTTTTGCTTTCTCGAATACAATTAATAACCAGTTGATTATTCCTTGTCTTCTTTTTTCTGTTCCCATATAAATATATAGAATTGAACTATTTAAATGTTTGTGTGTGTGTATTATTTCCTTATGATTATTTATTTGTTTTTTTTACTTCAGAACTCGTCTCTCATTAAAATCCCTTTACTCACATACTCCCAACTCGTTCCGTATCGTGTGGTGAGTCCCTAATTGCCTTTGTTCGTGGTTGCAGGGTCATACTGCCAGACTCTTCAAACATCACACACACACTTCCTCTACGGATTGAGTTTCCTTAATTACCGAGAAATCATTACTCGTCGCTCATTCCCCATAATTCTAAAATAACTAATAATTAATTATATTTAAATAAATCTTATTACTGGAAAATAGTTACTTCTTTATAACTTATTAATCACTCGCTTCGCTCGTTAAATTTATTAACTTTACTTACTTCGAAAAGCTATGCTTTTCGTTGCTTGTCAGTAATAACATTTCACGCTTTAATCACTCGCTCTTAATAAGTTATAAAGGGAATGAGCGGAGCGAATTCACCCCCCGCTCGCGTGTGCGTCTCGCTCCCCCCTCTTCGCTTAGCGCTGAGTCCCACAGGCGAAGCGCAATTCACCCCCTAACCCCCTCTTGCGCTTCCCTTATAACTAATCAACGAACGGAGCGTTAGCGGAGTGAGTTATCCGCCTTACCGGCAAACTCTCCATAGGAAACGCAGGTCTCAATACCTCTACTTCCAGTGGAACTCCGACGTTACCCCCCCTTAACTATCCCCCCTACCCTTTGACACAAAAATTTTTTAAAAAAATATATAAACATATATATCTTTAATTGTAGATGATTTTAGACGAATGGCAAAAAGAAGTCTTAGAAACAAAAGGCAACATTTGTTTAAGAGCAGGAAGACAAGTTGGAAAATCTACAATTATTGCTATAAAAGCCGCTAAGTTCGCTATTGAAAATCCAAATAAAATTATTATGGTAATCTCAAAAACAGAAAGACAGGCAGAACTTCTTTTCGCGAAAATACTTCTTAATCTAAATCAAGAAAATAAAACATTAATAAAGAAAGGAAAAGATAGACCTACAAAACATAAAATCCAGTTAAGAAATAATTCAATAATTTACTGCCTTCCAACAGGAGACACAGGTTTTGGAATTATGGGTTATACAGTAGACCTTTTAATTGCAGATGAGGCAGCATGGATTCCTGAAGAAGTCTGGAATTCAATAATCCCTGCCTTAGCAATAACAAGAGGGAATATTTGGGTTTTATCAACACCATGGATTAAAGAAGGATTTTTCTATAATTGTTTTACAGACCCAACATTTACAACTTTCCACACAACAAGTGAACAATGCCCAAGAAGAGATGAAGAATTCTTAGAACACAAAAAGGCAACACTATCAAAAATGCAATATGCACAAATGTATCTCGGAGAGTTCCTTGATGAGTTCCTGCGTTTCTTCCCAAAAGAACTTATAGAAAGGTGCGCAACAGGAAAACCACAAAATCCAAGAGAAGATTTAGATTATTTTATAGGTTGTGATGTTGGAAGAATACAAGACCCTTTCACTTTTGAGATAGTTGGAAGAGATAAAAACAAAAAATTAATTCATTGTTATCATAAATTAGTAAAAGATGTTCCAATAACTACAAATTCAAAAGAAATAATCAAATTAAATAAAGAATGGAATTTTAAGAAAGAATATATTGATTCTGGAGGAATGGGAATTGCTGTTTGTGATATTCTTAGAGATGATGATGACAATAAAAGAAAAGTTGTGGAAATCAACAATGCAAGCAGGCCTTATGATAGAGATGAACATAGAAAGAAAATTTTAAAAGAAGATTTATACAATAACCTTAAAAATTTGATGGAACAAGGAAAAATTATTATTCTTGATGATGAAGAAATTAAAGATTCGCTTTTATCAATAACAGCAGACTTTAATGATAATGGAAGGATGATAATTTCAGGGAATGATACTCATGCAACAGAAGGATTAATAAGAGCTGCATGGTGCACGCAAAGCAAAGATTTAAATTTATTCGTTTCTACGATAAAGGTATGATTAAAAAATTTAGTGAAAAATATTCGTCTTTGAGCAGTTACGAAGAAAAACAAGAAAAGGAAAAGAAAGAAGAAAAAAGAATAGTCCTCTCAGATGATGCTTTTGCTATCGGTGAAATAATAGAACAACTAATAAATAAAATTGAGCATGCAAGAATTTCAATCATGCAAAAAAGATAATGACAGAAGAAGGAACTTTATGCGGACAACCTGACGTAGCAAAATATGCAGGAGCTTATGCCAATGCAACAAGCGTAGCAGAAGCTTATACAAATATTTATATTAAGGAAGCAGAAGGAAAAATCTGCTTGGATACGCGCTATGATTGGGTTACAAATTATGCAAGTGTTTCAACAATAGGAAAAGAGATTTTAAGAGAAGCAACGGCCGCATATGCAGCAATAAAAGTAATTAGTTATGATATGTCTGGATTTTATAGTAGTCAGGAAGTTGGGTTTTTAATAAATGTTCTTTGGGGAATTTATAAGGAAGTTGTGAATCAAATTACAAAAGACGATAAATATAAAAATTTTATAAAGACTGGAGAAGGAGATATTGATTAATGGCTGATATATTACCAATAAACATCCCATTTCAAGGGGGACAATCAATAGCGAGTTATAGTTGGGAAGATTTAACTTCAAAATTAGGTTATATAAATTTTTATGCAGGGGTGTTTTCAGGAGACTCAGAAAAATTGGTAACACAACCTTTTTTTTCTAATACACCAGAAACTACTACGCCATTCGAAGGTGCAGTAATGGATAGAACATTTACTATTGAATTTGGAATTAATAGGATGATAGAAGGAGACGTTATTTTACAAATTCCAGTAGTTGGTGCAAAAGGAACAGCAGGGGCAGGAACCCAAGTCTTTACAAATACTATAACAATTAAAAAAAATTCAGATACAATAGGAAGCGGAACAATAACAAAAAATCTTAGTGTTCCGGGGGGAAATGTAAAGGCTGCTGGAGTAGCATCAGGGATTATTTCTGTATCAAATACTAAATTTAATATAGGAGACACCTTAAGCGTCCAAATTGCAACAAGCACAAGTGGATTATCTAATACTGCTTTTGCAGGAGTATGTCATGACCCCTCAGGGACAGTATCTCCAACCATGAATCCTGCTGTAACAGGAGCATTAATAATAGCGTTTCCTTTCCTTTTAGTAGATTTATAAAATGTCAGAACTAAACTTATCATCAGCAACAACAACGAATATGGCGAACGTAGTCCCTGACTTCATAGTTGCAGCGAAAGCTTTGGATGCAGCAAACCCAGCGTCAGATGAGACTTACTGGTATTTCTCAAATGCAACAAAATATTACGGATATTACTTAACTATCCCTGAAATCTTTAATGCAGCGAATGCTTTGGCAACTTGGACGACTCATAGAGGCTGGAAAGCGAAAGATCCGCTGACAAAAGTAGAATTAGACCACGTTGTAGGAATGGGAAAAGATAGTTTTACCAAACTTATGTGGAATCATGTCGTAGTTAAGTTAGTTGTTGGAGACTCTTTCTTAGAGATAAAAAGAGGTGACAGCGGAGCAGTTTTAAACATGATACCTATTTCTCCAGAGCGTGTTCGTGTTGTTTTTGATAAATCAGGGATGATTAAGCGTTATGATGTTTGGAATAGTAGAGAATGGAAGGCAATAAAAAAAGAAGATATGCTGCACTCCCAAAATAAGAGAGTTGGGGACCAACTTCACGGAACAAGTCAAATAGAAGCATCTAAGTTTATCATAGACTCGCGAAATGAAGCCCTAAGTGATGAAAGAGTAATTAAGCATAGAGATAAAGCTTTGGGTATTGCTTATTATGAAACGGATAATGCAGGAAAAATAGCTTATGCTAATGCACAGATTGAGAAAGCTGTTAAAAATGGAGAAATGGTCGGACTTCCGAAAGATACTGCAAAGATAGAACCTTACCCAAGCAGAAGTTCAGAAGATAGAACAGGCTGGATTTCTTATTTAGAAAACTTCTTTTACCAAGTCTTCGGAGTTCCAAGAAGCATAGCAACATCAGACGGAACAAGTGAAGTCGGCGGTAAAATGGGGCACGTTATTTTTGAGCCTATCTACACAAAAGAGCAAGTGGATTTAGAAGATGATTTGGCAATTCAACAGCAAATCTTTATTACATTCAATAGACCCCCAAGTTTGGGAGGACTACAACCCCAATTAGATGAAAGCAAGAATACAGGACAAATAAATATACAGCCTAACGATGTTAGTGCTACTATGGAGAGAGAATGATTAATCCAATAAAACCAACATATGGAACAAGAAAAGATATTGGAGAAAAAGAAATAATGGAAGGAATTAAGAATATAGGTTCTGGAAAGAGTGAAGAAGAAAAATGTAAGGAGAAGGGGGGAATTTGGGATCCTATAACTAAAACTTGTCAATTAATTAATAATTTAGATAATCTTATTGAAAAGAAGAAAAAAGATACAGAAGAAAAAAACCCTGTTTCATCAGTAGGAGTTCCACTTTATACATCTAAAGATACAGGGGAAGTAACTGGTTTTGAAAGTAAAAAAGGTTCTACCTTTCTTAGACCTCCTGGAATGTCTAACGAAGAATGGAGACAACTTTTGCAAGATTATGAAGAAAAAGAAAGACCAGTTATGCCTGAGGAAATAGGGGAAACTGCTTTTTCTATTAGTCAACAGAGAGAGCAATTACAACAAGCGCAACAAGCGCAAAGATTAGTAGGACAAGTCGGAGAGTTCTCACAATTACCAACAGAAAATCAACCTTTGCAGGATTGGGGACAGGCTGCTTCTCAGGGAATAGTAGGAGCAATCCCAAAAGCTTTAAGTTATGCGGTGGCTGGTGCCGGCGTTGGTTTAGCAGGTGGAACAGCCGTAGCTCCCGGAATCGGAACAGCAGGGGGGGCAGTAATAGGAGCAGTTGCAGGTTTTGTTTCGGGTATTGCCTCAGGCATGATTTCAGAGTTTAAATCACAAAGAACAGACACTATTAATGCGCAGAAAAGAGTTTTAGATGAAGGGAAACAAAACTTGAACGATTGGGCAACATTGGCCGCTTCTGACCCAGCTAACTCTGCTTTTTATGTTAATCAATATAATTTACAATTATCACAGATTAGTCAAGCTTACAGACAGATGAAATATGATACTCAAAGAGACTTAGTGCAATTTGAAAAGGCACTGCCAGACTTAGCAGAATTTGAAGCCTTTTATTCTACTGGGGGAGAGATGGATACATTAAATTTAAAAATGCAGACTGCTTTACTTTCTCCGAGTTCACCAGAGTATCAAATGTTAGAATTAGCAAATAGGAGGAATAAATGAAAGAATTAACTAAAAACCTTCTTTATTTAGGCTTAGGGATTTTTCTTTCTCTTTTTGGTTTAGGTTTAATTTTAGGATGACAATAA